TAAGGCGAGGCGGAAGGTAAGAATGGCCGGGTGCACCGGGGCGAGAATCTCCCCTGTGCACACCGGTATGTTTACAACCTCTGGCGTAGAGACATCAGCGATGCCCTCCGTCAGTCGGCAGAACATCAACTGCGCTTCGTTGGCGTAGACGAGTACTTCGTCGTCAGACCAGAGATACCGAACTGTCTCGTCTACGATCTGTGACCGGAAGTATTCAACGAGCGCGGTGGAGTCCATTATTGATTCGCTTCCTCAGCTTTCATAGCGTTGTACTCTTCCCACAGCGCTTCGCGCTCGCGTTGGATCATATCGAACCCGAGGATGTCTTCTAGCTTCCTCGGGTGCGGCTGACCACTCGCCGTGAAGTCACCCCGCTGTGACCGCAGCATCAATTTCTCAAACGCAGCGAAGATCGCTGCCTTGCGCCTCTCATCCGTCAACACTTTTACTTCCGGCGCTTCAACCGCTTCGACATCTTTCGGGTCTTCAGGGACCGCCCCGATAGCCATCGCTTCAGAAATAATCAGCGTTGGCACCCATGTCCGTTCGCCCTTCTTGAAATTTACCGAATGCCCCTTCGTGGTCGAGAGGGCAAAGTTCCTGTTTAGTTTGAACCACGGCATTGATTTTCTCCGTTTAAATGTGACTAGAGGGGACCGCTGGTGCTGGTCCCCTCTAGTCTAGCTCTACCACACGGGTTTGTGTGACTTAGCTAGGCGTCGCTTCATTCATCTTGCCGTCCGTCTTCCACTGGATCGAAATCCGGAACCGGCCAGCCGTCGCTGCGGCCACCGAGTCCACCATCGTCAACAGGATATTCAGCCCCGTGTTCGATGCCAGCAGGGAGGTCGTCAGCAGCGCGTAGCGGGTGTTAGCCGCTGCCAGCAGCGAAGACGCCGCCAGATAGCACGCCGTGTTGCCAGTTACACCCAGCGCTACCGTGTAAGCCGTAGGGCCGACGCCCTGCGTTTCCACGATCAGATCGCCACCAATGATCTGTGCACCGGGCGGGAGGTTGATGATATGCGCGACAGGAGCCGACGCAATGGTGGTACCGAAGTCCTTGGTAACACCGTTGATGTCAACAATCGTGTCGTTGAAGTTGAAGATGAACTCACTGTTCATCACATTCTGCGCACCGCGAGTAGCGTAAAGTTTGGCCATGATTTACTTCCCGACGTAGATGGAGAGAACGCCGAAGTCTTCAGTCGTCTTCTCGTACTGACTGTAGAACACCGGCTTTTTAAAGCCGAGCATCTTCGACACCGAGATACCACTCTGATTGCCGTAGTCGAATTCTTCCTCGACCCACTCGGGATTACCAATATCAGCCATACCCATCGCCTGTGCGCCGCAGAACAGCACGACGCTGCCGTCAATGGCGCTACCTGCACCCCACTTCGCACCCGACGCTGACAGACGCGTGTTCGGCACGTGGCGGAACTCATGCAGATAGATACCGTCGATCTTGACGCCAGAACCACCTGCGAACAGTTGGTTACCGTCGCCACGCGGCTGCGCATGACGCAGGTTGTCGCGGTACGTAGCGTCCAGCTTCAGCGAAGCCATGGCCGAAGGCGTCAGGAAGGCGTGATACGTTTCTTCGCCACCCGATTCCTTCACCCCGCGTACGTAGTGATCCTTCGCGTAAGCCTTGGCTTGGATGAACAGTTCCCACTGCAGAACGTCAGTGGCGGCGACTGAGCCGGTGCCGGTGCCCCATTCAATCAGGTCAGACGTACCGTTCCAGCGTCCGTATCGCTTGGACGTGGGCGCGGTGACATCCGCTGCGAACTCAAGGTACTGCAGGTCAGAGCCGGTACGAGCCGTGCCGATGGCGCTGTTCTGGAACTGGTAGCCGTAGCCAGCCAGCGTCAGGAAGCCCATCTGGTCGATACGATCCGACAGCCAGTAAGCCAGAACGTCTTTCGAGTTGCTACGGAACGTAACAATCGACTTCTGGTCGGCCATCCGGCCTTCAATGCGATTGGCGTGACGCAGTTGATCGTAACGGATCACCTGATCGTACGTCTTCATCGCTTCTTCGTTGCCTTCCAGCGTACGGTCGCCCGCGATACCGTCACCTTCAAGGTCAGCCAGCAGCGTGATAACCGCTCGCGTACCCTTCTCGGTCTTCTTCAGGTCGGTGATGTGCTGGACCATCGAATTCGGCCCCGAACCGAGGAACGAATTGATGAACGACATGTTACGGGCCTGTTTCCACAGGTCCATACTCCAGATCGTCTTCTGCTCAGTGGTGAGCAGGCCAAAATTGGTAAGAGCCATAGCTAACTCCGCAAAAAGTGAATGGGAACTACTTGTTCACTGCTGTAGCGATAACGCTGCTACCTGCGGAGTAATGCGTACTACGTAATACGGTGCGTTTCACGCCCGCGAGGCGAATATGGCAAAGCTACTCCCCCCTTGCGGGGGGTGTCAAGCATTACAGCGTGTCACCGCGTATTTTCGACAAAACATCGTCGCCAATCTTGACAAACTCCTTGTACGGCAAGCCCATCACGGTCTTGGCGTCCAAACCACCGCCTTTCTTGTCATGGTCAAGCCCAACCTCTTTGGTTGAGGCAGGCTGCTTCTTCGAAGCGTCCAAATTACGCTCCGTCGCCTCGGCTTTACGCCGCAGCCCCTCTTCCGCCGACTTGTCTTCCTTAATCTCTGCTTTCGCAGCCGGGGGGAACATCCGTTTAGCCGCCCGGGTGAGCGCCTGCGACGCAGATAGCTTCAACTCCGTCTGATAACCCCGCATCAGCGCCCGAAGCTCCATGGCTACGTCTTCGTCATACGCTTCGTCGTCCGGATTAAGCTCCGCGTGCTCTGTTTCCAGCCGTTCGACGATGGTGTCGTACTTCATCGTCTCCACAGCCTGCGACTGCGAGCGTTCCGCCTTGATTTCCGCCTTCCGCTCGGCAATAGCACCCTGCAACTCGAAAATCTGCGCGTCGATCTCACCCGCTTTGTCCAACTCCCCGTCGCCAAGGTGCGAATTCCGTGCCTTGATCAAGTCCTTGACCGCCTTCTGCGCGCTCTCGATATCCTGACTCGTCGTCTGCGCAGCCAGTTTACCGTTCAACTCATCAATCTGGGCCTGCAGAGCCTTTGCTCGGTCGCGCTCCTTCTCCACAGCCTCTTTCATCCGCGACTGTGGGACCTTGTTTTCCTCTTTTTCGGTTTTTTCCGGCGCTTTTACCGTTTCGTCCGGTTTAGCGACGACTTCGTCCTTCGTTTCGGTCAGATCGACGACCTTATCGCTGGGAACTTCGACCAGTTCACCCGTCTCCGGCGTGAAAATATCGCCACGATCCAGATTTTCACCGTCTTGCGCCATTTTTCGCTTCCTTTTTCATTTGTTTAGCCTGTTTAAACTTCAGATCACCCTGCTGCGCCTGCTGTTTCATCTTCATCTGGTGCGCCTGCTGTGCCTGACCCACCTTCTGCCCCGCAATCTGCATGTCTGCCTGCGCGGAAACGGCCTTTACCCTCAGCCCCATTTCCGCCTCACGCAACTTCATGGCCATTTCTTCCTTCTTAAGCTCCAACTCAGCCCGCTTGATCTCCAACTGCATCTGGGCGATCTCCATATCCATCGCCGCCTTATGCTCCAACACCTGAATCTCAGCCTGCTGCTTCGGATCGGCCCCGCCGCTGGCCATCTGGGCCACGTCGAAGCTCTCTTTCTTGGCCTTGGCCTGCTTCAGCGTAGCATCCGCCTGCTTCGACTCCGTCTCGGCCTTAGTCTTAGCCAACTCAAGCTCCTGACCCAGCTTCTGAACCTCCTGCGCGTGCTGCGCATCCGGCGATTCCTTAGCCTCAGCCATCTGCTTCAGGATGTCATCCTTCTTGTACAGCGCGGAGTGGGCAATCAAGACCTCATCGGGGATGGGCACGCCCTGTTCTCTGAGCGCCACGGCCTGATCGAACTGCTGCGCCTCAAGCGTCTGCCGGTGGGGCACGCTGGTCACCACGATATCGTACTCACCGATGGTCAGGTCATTGACAATGGTGCCCTCGGGCGTCGGCTCGTTGATGGTAATGCTCTGCCGCTCACCCGTCATCTTGTTGTGGGTGATATTGATCAGCCGTTCCTCGGTGTAGTACCGCTGCACCATGCTGATCACGTGGCGAGCCAGAATGTAATCCGTCCGATTCAGTGAGTCGGCTGACTTGGCCTGATTGAGCGACCCTCGGGCCAGATTTTCCTGAACCGCCTTAGCTGAGACATCCTCGCGAGCCGAGCCTGTCTGGTAGTCAGACACGCCGGAAATCGTTTTAATATGTTCCTCAGCTTTGTAGCTGGCACGGTCGAGTCCAGTCGGAACTTGATTCGGTTGAATCTTCTCGGCGTCCTTGACCTCGTCCATGACGATGACCAAGCCCGTCTCCGCACCACGCTGCTCCAATTCCTCCATGGTCATGTTACGCAGCGAACCACTCTTGATGATCCACCCGCTGTTCGCCGTGGTGTTCACCACATGAAGCTCTTGGCTCGTAATCTTGTTCAGCAACTCCTGTGGGCCAAGGAGATTCTCCACTAGCCCAATCGTCGCCCCGCGCCGGAAGTATGGGAAGTACGGCACGACGGTAAAGTGCTCAAACGGCGACCACGCATCGTGCAACTTCACGTTGTCAGCAATCACCGTCCACCTGATCCGCTTGACCAACTTGTTCACCGTCTGCAGCCCAAACTGCTGCGCCACCGCGCCGATCTTGGCCGGGGTCCACTCATCCGGCACGCCGCGCATGTCCCCAGTGACCGGGTCCACCAAGTGCACCCGCTTGGTCACCACCTTCTTCTGCTGCTCAATCACCCGGATATTCCGCAGCACTTCCAACTGCTGCGTACTCTCCTGAAAATAGCCGCGCTGCGTCTCTGGCCCGAACCGGTCCCGCGCCCGCTCTATGCTGTCGAACCCATACTGGAAATAGCTCTGCCCGCGATCCTTGAGCAAATCCGCATCAGCCTCGTTGTACAAGACCTTGATGTCTTCCCACGTCATCCACTTCGTCACCAGTACATCGTTCCACTCGTCGGGGTCGTACTGATCCGCGTCAGCATCGATCATGACGTTCTTCGGATTCAGGGTATTGATCCGGACCTCACCCTGCATGGCGTCGGTGAAGTCCAGCCGCGCGTCGAGGAAGCCACGGGACGTGATCACCCCGTCGCAGAACATGTCACTGCGCTTCCAGTCCAACTGGTTGTTATCGCTGATCTGGCGGTACACCATGTTCAGCGCCTCAGCCGTCTTGGCCGGTGACTCCCCGCGCGGCTGGAAACTCGTATCTGTACGATTGTAAATCTGCTCACCCATGACGTTGCTCATGGTGCTGAGGATTTTATTAATCGTCAGCGCTGGCCGACGCTGCTGCTGCAGCTTGACCAAATCCGCCTGCTCCCACTGCAGGCCACGGAAGAACCGGTCACACTTGTCGGCCTTCTCGATGTACTCGTTGTGCCCGTTGTCGCGCAGATACTGATAGCGCAGCCACACCTTAGTGGAAAGCTCAATATCGACTGGCATGACTTATCCTTTAGACAACGCCTCGTAGAAACTACGGTCTATGCGCTCTGTCATCCAATCCGCAAGGTCCGCGCGCACTGCATCACGCAGTGCCATACCTTCGTAACGCCCGACCGAGCCAGTGAACAAAGTCGGCGCGGCACGCATCTGATCAATAGTGATTAGCTGCCCATAACTGCGAATTTTTTCTTCCGCCAGCGCAGGTACAACCGGAGCGGTGAACAGCGCAAGGATAGCGCCGAGGAATGACCGTCTCTTCATGACTTCTCCTAAGCGCTCATGTGCCCGCCGCCGTCACCGCGCAGCATACCGGGAATCTTATCCTTCCACGACTTCAGCCGCCGCTGCGCTCGCCCGGGCTTCGGTGCCCGCGCCACACACAAATTCACAGCATGCGCCAAGGCATCAACGATGTCGTCATGCGCACCTGCCGGAAACCGTAGAAGCTCCGTCACCACTGTATTCGTCCACGCTGCCTCAGTCGGCAACCAAACCCGCCGCTGCTGCAGTCTACCCTGAAGATTCCTCGCCCGGGCCATCTTATCCGTCAAAGTCTTCAACTCGACGTACGGCGGGAACACCCCACGCTCCTGCATCAAAGCGTGGAAGAATGGCTTCACCCCCTCCCACACCGCACCACCCTCAAACCCAATCGTCAGGGGGCAGGACGCTTCCCCACCCCACTTAAGCGCCGCGTCCATGACCTCATGCGCCACGGTCATCGTGTCACCCCGGAGCCTGACCAAGTCCACCAAGTGCAACTGATTGTTCTCATCCTGTATCAAGGTGACCCCAACCGTGTAGTCATTGTGGTTCTTGACCCCCCACGCGAAGTCCCACGCCTGATAAATGTTCCTATTGTGCAGTGCGGGAGGAGCCGCCTCAAACTGCAGCCACTCCTTCTGAAAATACATACCCTCATCCGGCACCGGATTCTGCTGATACAGCGCCGACCACATGCGCCGAGGCATGTTGTCCCGGTAATTCTCCAGCATTTCCTTGGTATACCGCTCGGGGTGCAACGCATCCCCGGGTGAGCGGAGAAAGGTGAAGTCCTCAGCCTGATACTCCCCTAGGCCGGGAGTAGGGCTGAGCGGTTTCTCCACCCGCACGATCTCATGCGTCTCGTTATGCTCATACTCATACTGCTCAGCCAACGCCAGGTACTTCACCACGTCAAACTGATCCGCCTTCCCATCCGCCGACTTCATCCGCGACTGCAAGCGTCCTGCCAAATCATCATCGTTCCACCACGTATTCGACGCCACTACGCCGTTAGCTATAAAATTCGTAGTCCGATCAATCTGTACGTCAAAAACCTCTTCTATGCCATCAGGCACCACACTAACAACCTCGTCCAGTGTGAAGTCTAAGGTAGCGTGCAGCGGCAAGTGCGACGGACTCAGTTCCAAGATGTCCGATGGCTGCGTTGCAGTCGTTGCAGAGTAATCCACGAACCTTCCCGGTTTCGTGGCAATGATCGACGGCGAGGATGTAGTTCCAATGGTCGGGGTTGCGACTACTGCGGCCATCCTTACCGCAAACGGCGCATACGCCGCGCTGCTCAACGAACAGCGCATCATACTGCTCTGTAGTGAGGCCATAGCGGTGCTTAAGGTGCCGCGCTCGCTGGTCAACCGGGTTACAAGACGGAGGGCGGTGGCCATCAGCCCATTTTTTCTTGGCGTAGTGCTTAGGACAGAAGCCTCGGCAGGCGGCGGGCACTGTGCACCCCGCAGTTGCGCAAGTAACCCCTTTCCACTTTCCTCGCTGCCCCTTACGGTTACGATTCTGTTCGCCGTACTCAAGCTTCGCGCCCTGATCCATTTCAACTCCCCAGTAGTCGTCGTAGCCAAGAACGGGTGTCGCCCGTTCGCTCGGACGATTCTACCTGACTTCGTGGTAATTTTCAGGACTAAATCACGACCATTACTGCGCCACGCAGCTACACGGGTTTGCGCCAACCGCCCCTGCTCATACGTAGCCACCATGTCCCCGGGGCGAATCTGATCAAGCCGCTTCTCCGTTCCATCGGGAAGGAGGACGGGTGTATCGCCCGTCATGCACTGAATCACCAATACACCACCACCCGGTGCAAGACGAGTGTAAGCAGTAGACCAATACCAATCCCATAAAGTATCGCGCGTCGTGATGCTGTCAGCTTCTTCCTGATTCTTGATGGGATCGTCCACAATGAGGATGTGCGCACCCTTCCCTGTAATACCGCCACCGACACCCGCTGCCGTGAAACCCCCACCCGCCGTGACATTCCATGCCTCGGCTGACTGGCTTTCTTGGTCGATGATGGCGTTTTCGAACAGGGCTGTGTAGGCTTTATCACGTACGATCTCCCGCACCCACCGAGAGAACCGCATCGGTAGGTCCATGTTGTACCCGCAATTGATAATTTCGTGATCCGGGCAGTGCCCTAGGTGCCACGCCGGGAAACGAACGCTCGCAAGCTCGCTCTTCCCGTGCCGGGGTGGCATCAGGATCATCAGGCGCGGACTCTTCCGCTCCCGCACGGCCATGGAAAAACGCTCAAGCCGTGCCCCGATGTCCCGGTGCACCCACCCTGCCTCATACGTCGGCTTCATCCGCTGGATGAAGTGAACCAAATTACGCCTTGCGAGGATTCGGCTCGCTACCTCCAGCCGTGCGGCTGGGGACATATTCGGAATCTCGCGGGGGGGAGAACCCTTCGACTCGGACGGTGACGGCGTCAACGAACCGCTGGAGTCGGGCGGTGTCACTCGGTGCTCTCGCCACTAACTCGTTCACATAGTCCTGAAAAGCTTTCCTCGCCCTCTGGTACTGCTCCTTCTCCGTCATTCAGTACCTCCATCGCTTCGCCTTCAATCGCCTCACGGTCCTTCTCAATAAGCTGAAACAGTTCTTGGTCACTCAAAACCTCAAGCTGCCCAATCACCCGCTTGGCCCCGACGTTGACGTTGATTTCCTTCACTTCGGGCGCGTAGTACCCGCACATCTTTCCGATCTCCCGCCAGCCTGCTACCTGCACCGCTGGATCAGACAGCAACTTAGCCTGCTCAATCGCTGCCAAGAAGCCCTCCAGCACCTGCTTCCTGCTGGCCACGATGGCGTTCTCATACCGCCCGTGCAAGTGCTGTACTGCGGCCGAAATTCTTGGGTTCTGCGACAACCTACGCTCCACATCCCGTTTATGCAGGGAATACCCAGCTAACCGCGCCGCCGTCTGTGCTGGTTTCCCCTCAGCCACAAACAGCGCGTACTGCTTTTGCCGCTCAGTAAGCGACATCAACGGCTGGCTATCCAAAGCTACGGTGCTAGCAAATCGTTTCCCCATAGGCGGGGAGCTTAGCACCCTTGGGAATAAATTTTTAGGATTTTTTTACTGAATGAGGATGTGACAGGTCCCCTCCCCCTCCCGCTCCGATGGGCACCCCACTTCGGCTTCGGTTTACGGGGTAGGTAGGGAAGCATGCTTTAAGTCAAAAGCGTTGGGTCTTTCGTGTGTCGTGTGCTTAGCGACTCTTTATCAACCTCTGTGGGAGACATGATCATGCGCGAAGTCAAACGTAGCTATGTAGCCGGTGCAGCCGTGGCGAAGGCCACCAATCCGGTCGGCGACAACGTGGGTGCCAACTTCGTACGGGGCTTCGGCCTCTACTACGACGAAGACGTGGCCGCGAAGCGCCAAGTCGTCATCGATACGGACAAGGCAGCGTTCAAGAAGTGGCTGCTTGCCCAGAAGTAGCATCCGCAGCCCCCACGCAACAGCGTGGGGGCTGTAGCCGTGCCGTGGTCGTAAGTCAACACACACCGAACACAGCCAGATTAGGGTCTGATTACCCTAGATCACACACTGTAGCAGCTTAGCACAGGGTACCGTAGGTACCTACATGGGCAGTACCCGGTCGAAACGTTTATGGAGGTACACATGCTTGTCACACGTAAATCCGAGCTTTCCGGTGTAGTACGTACAGTAGATTTAGATGTCACCCAAGAACAAC